AGTATCTCTGCAACAGGAGGTTGCTTATATGATTTTAGTTGATCTATAGTATCGTCTGCGGTTCTATGCAAAACACCGATACCACCAGCCTGTGTCCAGGCTTTGATATTTGATTTTCTGTCATCTATTAGAACATGACTAGGCCTTGCAAAAGCAGCTTTATCTTCGCCCTTTATGGTTGCTGTGATAATTACTTTTGGATCTACATGTTTTCTTATCCAATAGATTTTGTCGTTAGTCACTACTGTTCTGTTTAAAGAGCCAGAAGCTGTGAGTATTTCCCAATCAATGCCAGACTCTTTGATATAGTTAATGAGTTTAAGCATGCCTGGCATAATCGGTAGATCTCTAAATAAACCTCTGTTACTGAGCTCTATCTTTCTTGAGTCATAGGTTTGCTCGCTGACCAAGGGACCATTTAAGTATTTAGGTCCCTCGACTCCTCTCACGAAATCAGCGAGCACTCCGTCCATATCAACAAATATTTTAGTTATTTGTGTCATGCTATACCATTTTTTACTAAACATTTGTTGTACACATGATTAGCATAGTTGTTTAGTTTGTTTTTAATTTCTTTTTGTTCAGCATCGTGTTTTGCTTGTTCCTCTGGAGTTCTTTGAGGATTGATTTCACACTCAACCTTTACAAGTTTCTGACAATGATGAATTGTCTTGGTTTCACAAATCTTAGCTCTTTGTGCATCAGTCAACTTAGTTTCATCAACATAATTAAGAAAATTTGCAAGTCCTTCTTCTTTAGACCACTGAGGATCTAATCCAATGGTCTTAATATGTCCATCTTCATTTTCATAAAGAACCATGATACCGCTGTAAGTGCTTTTCTTAACAGCGCACCACTTGTCAGTTTTTGGATTCAAAGTCTGGTAACAAAGTCTGTCACCTCTTTTAGTTGTTTCAATCCAATACTTTCTCTTGGTTCTAAGTTTATAACCCCAAGGGTAATCATCAACCACAACTGCGTTGTCAGCTGAGTCTTTATTGTAAATTATATTCTCTATCATTACGCAACCTCCTTTTCGTTGTAAATAAAGCCGTTAATATCAAAGTTGTCTATGGCAACTGTGTCACCATGAGTTTTGTAAATTGGACCAGTTCTGCCAGCACCCATTGGAACTAAGAACCAATACTTGCTGCCGTCAAAAATAACGTCACCACTAGAAGTAGATCTTAAACCCATAGGCTCGCCAGTTCTCTTGCTAATTACAAGATCTGTAGTGACCTTAATTCTTGGATCATAGTCGCCATTAACAATCTTATCGCCGTCAAACTCAAACTCTGGACCTCTTGACCAAGAGCCGTTAATATTGTTGGTTAATTGAAAAGCCTCGTTTATCGTATCGACATCAACCTCCGCTACTTTTGTGTAACCCTTGGTGTTATCACCAAACTTGTTTGCATGAAATACTGTTATCATTTTGCCTCCGTTTTTGTTGTTAATTTCATTTCCCACATAGTTAATATACTAAATATTGCAACTTTGTGCAACTATTTACATACATTATTTTTAATTAATTGCGACCAAAAAAAAGGGCCAATTAAGGCCCTTTAAATTGTAATACTGAGTAATAAAGTGTATTACGACTTCAAATTATGCACCTTGAGATCCATAGATACCTCTCCAGTCGGAGAAGCCAAATGAATATCTTTCTCTTGCTTTATATCTAATGTTGCCTGTAGAGAAGTCTGGTTCCATTGATGTCTCCATTGGAGATCTTTGGAACATTTTTAGACCTTCGCCCATAGCGTTCACAGATGTCATTATAAAGAAAGCATCTGGATCAGATAGATAATGGTTTACAACGTAACCACCAGGTAAAACACCTGTGTTTTTGATTGCGTTGATGTCATTATCAGCTGTGCCAGATCTTTGGTTTGACTGTAATATTCTGTCAGCAACAAACACTAATTGTGGTGGAACCACAAGTTTGTCAGCTTGCACAGAAATAGTTAAACCTCTGTCATCTGTAAATGTAGATATATCAATTAATGCGTCTTCTAATGAAGCCTCATTCAAGTCAGCCATAGTAGTAGCTCTGTTAGCAGCTGTACCTCCACCTGCAAGTGGGTGTGAGCTGTTAATAAGTGATACTCCATCGCCTCCTGTGAAGCTAGATGAGAAAGCATTGTTTAAAACATCGGCACCTTTGACTTCCTTAGTGTTAGCCATAGATTTTGCTAATGCTTTAACATATCGTTTACCCAGACTGTCATAAAGATTATCTTCAACTGCTTCTTCTGTAAGAGCGAAAGCTAACGCCACTGTATCGTGGGTATATCTTGCGCTGTAACTTTCAGATGCGCTGTCAAAAATAACTCCTTGACCTTCTGATTTTACTGGTGCGGAACCAAAGCCGGTAACTAACACCTCTTCTTCAAATGCTCTATTTGAATCCTCAATGACAAAAATATCTTCATACTCTCTGTCATATTGGTCATAGGACATACCGAAAAGTGCGTTTAGACCAGGCTCTAGCTCTTTCGCTAATTGTGCTCTTGAAATAGCCATATTAATTTACCTCGCTTATGCTAAACCAGCACCTTTTTGTCCCATGATGTGGTTTTGAATCACACAAAGAACATTGGTGTTTGACGATGCAACATCGTCGTTATCGGGATCCTGGGAGATGTCAATACATTTGAGCGGTAACGTAGCTGTTGTTGCACCAGTTGTTACATCTAGCTCAAGATTGGATCTTCCAGACTTAGTATCGCCAACAGGTGAACCATCAACAATGTCAAAGTTACCAAACAGATCTGCTACCGGGAAGGTATCATCTGCTTGCACTTCAAACACAATATTTGGATCATCTATGACGCTTGCAATAATATCCGAAGCAGCAATACTGCCAGGATAATAGTTGTTAAAAACTTGTTCGCCCGTGGTTGGATCGGTGTATGAAACTCCGTTAAACACTCCGACAATAGGAACAGTTCCAGTTGCGGTGTGTCTGCCAATTACGCCAGCTGTCAGTTGAGTTACAAGATCGCCTTGAAATATTGGAGTTGTAGCTCCACTTGCGATTCTGTATCTTGACTGACCACCAGAATAAGGTGCTCCGCCCATCTCACGAACAGGTTTTAAACCAAATGCGGCATCTTTATTTGCCATAAGATTTTCTCCTAATCGTTAATTACTTTTTTCCAAAAGTAACATTAGACTTTCTATCGGAGTCATACTTTACATATCTGCTATCTTTTGCGGATTCATTAAACATATTATTGTCCAATGCTTCCTTCTTCATTCTAGCTTGATCCTCATAATAAGCATTACGCTCCTCACGAGTTTCTGTAGGTATTTTCGCCAATAGTAAGCCTTCGCTATATACTAAGCCAGCGTGTCTTCCTGTATCAGCAGTTGGGTAAGAATATTCAGCAGGTAAGTCAGTTCCTCTTACGAGTTCCCAACCCTCTCTGATTCTTCTTGCCACATTTGCTTTATCCTCTTGGCCCAACATGGATTCTCTTATCCAACGATATTCGTACCCTTCTGGTGCCGGAGGAGTTTCAAGTTTTCTTACTGGCCTCCATGGTTGTCTTCGAGTTTGTTTAGCGTGATTCTCGGATTCACGAGATTTTCTGGATTGTATTCCTTCATTATTAGCTTCTGTCATTTTGCCTCCCTGTTAGCTATTTTTTGTTTTTCTTTAGCAACGGATTTCAACCATACGTCATCTGCCATGCCATGCGGTTTAATCCCACGGAGCGTTTCGACTTCACTTTTTGTGAAAGATACGCCGTTCTTTTTGCCTTGTGTTTTTTGCCGACTTCCTACGGAAGCGGAGGCGACTCTTTGCACAGCGGGCCTGCCCTCACTTTGTTCAGCATTATCGGATTGTAAACCCGGATAAACTTTGTAAACTCTTGAATTTAACTCATCATAATACTCTTCTGAGTCTGGTTCATAGCCTTCTTGAACCAAATTTACATGCGTGAAATACGCATATTGTGTTGGTTCAGCATCTTGACCATACCATTGATTTTGTTTTTGCCAACTCAAAGCCTGTTCTGTTGGCTTTGGTTCTGGTTGAGCTTGTTGTACTTGTTGCGGTTGTTGTTGTTGATAAGGAACATATTGCGACTGTTGTGCTGTTTGCTCCTGTTTTTGTTTTGCAACTCTAATTTTTTCTTTTTGTATAGAAACCTCAGATTTTAAACTGTCGGCTTTTGACATAAGATCTGCATCACCAGCAGCGTGAGCTCTTTTGTAAAGGTCATTTGCTTCTCTCTCTTTAGCCTCAACTGCCTCTTCTTCTTTTTGCAGTATAGTTTGTTGTGCTTGCACTGCATGTTGATAGTAATTTTGAACCTCTGCTTCTCTTTGTTGCAAAGCAGCTTCTAATTTTGCAGCTCTTTCTTCTGTTGCACGATTACGCGCGTTAAGTTTATTAATACGTTTAGAAACACTTTTCGTATAATTTTCTAACTCGTCTTCATTTGAAGCATCGGACGACGCTTCGGTTTCAGTCACTTCTACCTCAATTTCATCAACCTCTGGTTGCTGAACTTCTTTTACTTCGTTTTCTGTTGTCATAAGCTCACTATGTCATCTGGATTGAGAATGGTGGCTATTACTTCATCATCATTGATGATTCTAACCTCCGCACCATCTTCAAGTTTAAATCTTGAACCGGAGTAACGTCCAATTAAAACCCATTGTTTTTCTTCACACCAAGGTTCATCTCCAAATCTAGCCTTATCGTTATAGCATTGTGGTCCTTTTTTGACAACATAAGCTACTATACTTGCTAGAGCCTCACGATCTTTTGTTTCTTTTGTAAGTATAATACCGCCTTCTGTTTTTGCTTTACCAGCGTAGGGTAGCACTAACATTCTCCACCCTGTTGGTTGTGGCATACGTTCTAATATTGAAGCATCTAACTTTTCTGGATTTAAAACCACTTCTTCGGGATCCACATAGGCCTCTGCCACTTTTTTTGCCATTATGTTGTTTTCTACTGCTTCTGAACTCATATATCTTTTCCTATATCGCTTATCTCGTTTGCAATATAGTATAAAGCAGAAAGCTCTCCTTGCAAATATTTATAATGTTCTATATCTTTTAGTCCGCCAGACATTAAAGTTTCTTGTATTTGCTTTTCTCTGCTTTCAATCAATCTTTTGATTTTAGCCATTAAATCTATTTCGTCCATTTACGATTTTTTCTTTGGTCTGCCTCTTTTAGCTGGAGCTTTTTTTGTTGGTTTTTTAGAAACTGTTTTCTTTTTAGCTTGAGCTTTTTTAACAACTGGCTTTTCTTCCACAACAACTTCCTTTTCTACAGGTAAGCCTTGTTCAATTTGTGCCATTTTGTTAGCTATTCTTTTAAGATTTGCCTGGTGCTTTTTTTCTTCTGCCTCTTGAGCAGCTTTTAAGTCCTCGGCTTCTTTGATTCTTTCAGCTTTTTTTTCAGCTTTAAGTTTCTTAATCGCTTCTAATTTATATGATGTTGTCATAGTAAGCCTCTTATTTTATTTTCTAATTCAATTAATTTCAAATCAGCATTTTGTTTCAATCTATCGATTGCTACTTCGAGTTTATCATCTGCAATGTCTTTTTGCACACCCATACGCTCTTGTTGTAATTGAGCATCGAGCATTTTTTCTTGTGCTCTTTGCTGTTGTTTTGCCTCAAATTGTTGAGATTCCATATCTAGTTCTTTATCTTTTAGATCTAATTCTTGTTTTCTAATGTCTACTAAAGGATCTTCACTGTTGCTCATTCCTATTGATTGTAAAAACTCACTAGCTAATTGAGCCATGATTGCAGAGCTAAATTGTTCCATGACCATTTGCATTTGTTGCATAATCATTTGTGCTTCTTCTGGTGATACTTGTTGCATTTGTGCTTGTATCTGAGCCATTTGTTGTTTTGTTTCCTCTGGCATTTGTTCTTCTGCCATTTGAGTAGCTAAGAATTGTAAATGTTGCATGCAATGACTAATAATTAAGGCTTGCACTTGTGGACTTTCTCTAACGATATTGGTTAAAAACAAACTTTTGTGTGCCTCTAAATGCGCTTGGTGATTCTGTTCTGGAAAAGCCTGGGCAGGTTGTCCCATCAAAAGTCCAGAGTTTTCAGTACCAGCATCTACTGGTCTTGGTGTCATATCTGGTGGTGGTTGTAATAGTGATTCAACATTATCCACACCCAAAGCAGCATACATTCTGCGATATGCTTCATAAATACCAAGCGGTCCGTGTATTTCTGGATTAGATTGCACCATTTGTAAAAGCTCTTGTGCTAATGTAACTCTTTGACTTTGTGAAAAAATATTAGGATCTGATATAGGAATAATATCTACTCTGTCATCAAAATCTTGTTGTTTTATTTCACTTGGTCCTGTGCCAACTTGAAAAGTATAAACAGGTGGTAAAAACTCAGCAAAAACTTTAGACATCAAGCCAAATTCAATTTTTTGTGAATGATGCAACCTTTTGTGAATGGCACTCATTACTTTTGTGCCACGCTCTAGCAAAGCGACAGTAGTTCCAACTGGCATAGCTTGGTTCATGTCGCCAACATTCATGTCTGCTATAGCGGCGAATCGTTTACCAGAGTCTACTAATATACCGAGTAATTGCATCAATACATTACTAGGTTCTTTAATAGGTAACGGAATTAAGTTTTCTCGTAAAGATCCGCCTGTAGTATCTATATCTCTAAACTCGCCTGGTTGTAGTGGATCATCCTCATCTCGGATTCTCATACCTCTAGCTTTAAAACCAGCTGGTAAATTTGCTAATGTTCCCGCGTCAATAAGCTGCCTTAGTATTGAGGTCGATGCTTTTGATAGACCGCCAATCATGTGCGACAGTCCTAACCCATAAAAACCAAGACCAGGCATAAATTTATATTGCACAAAATAATTTATTTTATTTTTAAGTAGATCATTAGGTAAATAATTTCTGCGAATAGATAATACTTTTTCTGAGTCCTCTTCAATGGTGACTATGTAAGGTAGTTTAAGTCCAGTAGGATTACCTTGCTCGTCTACATCTTCAAAACCTTCTATATCCAAAACAGTATGTACTTCATAAACTGTTCTATTCCTATTTTCTTTATACGATGGTGAAACGCCTTGTATTTCATCTATGGCCTCTGCTATATCAGAGAGATCATCTGAATAACTTTCAGAACCTATGTCTACATTTGCGTAAAATCCAGACAGTTGTTGTTTTTTAATCTCATTAGCTGACATGCTAATAGCATGAGTAATTCTTTCGGCTGAACTTATGTCTGGTGCTTCATAAGGCACAATAAGATCCTCTGGCGGTATAAACTTAGAAACTGCTCTATTTAGAACAAAATCAAAATAAACTTTTTTAAATGTAGATCCTGCTAATGGTAAATAAAACAACATCTGATCTAACTCTGGATCATACTCTTCCATTACATTCATAATGTAATAGTTCATAAACTCTTGGACTCTTTCTGCTTGATTTTCTGTTTCTACTGTGCGAGCACCAACTATTTCTGTTTTTACAGGTCCTTTTGCTGGCAACATTTCTTTGTAAGCCTGTGCTTGGAATTGAGTAGCGGCCTCTGCCAAAATAGGATGGACCACGCCAGAACTACCTTCAAATGGTTGCGACCTAGAATCGTCAAACTTCATGCCTAAATATTTAAGGCCATCGGTATAGGTCTTTTCCCATTCAGATCTAGATTGTTTATCGCTTTTGATTGAGCTAAGTAAATCGTTTGAAATGCTTTGCAGTATGTCTTCGCCTAAAAAATCTACTAGATTAGAATTGAAATCCATTTCTTGCGGTTGTGTGCCTTGTATTTCTTCGTCAATAAACAAATTTTCATTTTCTACAAGTATTTCCGCAGCTTCTCTTATTTGATCTTCTCTTGTGGTATCAAGAGGTATTTCAACAGCAGAGCCTTGTACTCTTACATCTGGATTATCTTCTGTGCCTAATTGTTTGTCTATCGCCATAATTACCTAGTGTATCACTCTTGCTTCATCTTTTTCCATTCCAACTATATCTGTTAGTTCGCCCTCTACAATTAAACCATTTAGTTCTGCAATAGCCTCTGCTATCTCGATGGTTTCTGCATGTATGTTAGGTCCGCCATATTCTTTGCCATCCCAAACAAACCTAGTTAAATAAATTTTCAATAATAAACTGTCCTGTTCTTTTTTAATAATCGCACCTCATCTTGGTAATCTTCATGTAAAGATACAAAACCGCCTTGTCGGAAACGCATCAAGGCCATTGTAGCACTATCGCAATAGTCATCATAATCTCCAAATGGGAATGACGCCATTTCTTCTATGACTTCTTCTGCAAAATCATGCTCTGGTGCCCATACCATACCAGACTCAAACATGGGTGCGACACTATTCATTCTTGCTATTTTGTCTTGACCTCTACTTGGTGAGTAAGCTGTAACGGGTATGCCCATTCTTCTCAACTCATGTGTAAGCGGTGTTCCAGATGCTTTTGCCTCAATGAGAACACAATCTGGCTCCCAATATCTGTATTCCTCTAAAGCCATACGTTTTAACTCTGGAAAGTCACAACGCACTCTTTTTGCGTCAAGTAGTATTATTTCATCTGCGTCTTCTTCTCTATTGAATATTGCCCAGGTCGTTATAGCAGAATAATCTGCTGTTTCTTTTTTTGAGAACGCAGTATCGTAACTTTGTATGACGTAAGAGTAATCTGGAATATCTGGGTTTTCCCACCTATTCCACCACTCTCTTTTAACTATAGATCCTTCTTCTGCGGTAGGGTTTTGCATCCACTGACTGTTCCATTTAGATATGGGTAAGGATGCTTTGACACCTAATAATTCATCTTTTTTCCAAAACTCTGGCCATAAAGGATCTTCTGAGTCTGGCATGATTGCTGGAAACTCAACTACCTCCCATTTATCAGCATGGTCTTCGCCTTGTTTATTTAGAACTTTGCCAACCAAATCTTTAGTGCTCCATCTTGTCATTACTATCACAATAATTCCGCCTGGTTGTAAACGCTGTCGCGGTCCAGATGTGTACCACTCGTAAGCCGATTCTAAGGCTTTTGGTGACATGGCATCTTGTTCAGAATGAGGATCATCAATAACTAAAAGATCCGCACCACGACCTGTGATTGCACCACCTACACCAGCGGCAAAGAACTCACCCTCTTGATTACTTGTCCATCTACCAGCCGATTTGTTATCTGCTTGTAGTTTCAATTCTGGGAACACATGTTGATATTCTTCGCTGTCTATTATGTTTCTTACTTTACGACCAAAACGCACAGCTAACTCAGCGGTGTGTGTGGTTTGTATAATTTTTAAATCACCTCTGCGGCCCATCATCCAAGCTGGAAAAAATGTTGAGGCAAACTCTGATTTTGAGTGTCTTGGTGGTAAACATACGATTAGTCGTTTCAATTTACCATCGGCAATCCTGTTAAATTTATCAGCAATGATTTTATGGTGCCTGCCCTCAATAAACTCTGGCCACATGTGTTTAACAAAAGAAATAAAATCTGCTTGGCAAGAGTCTTGTACTTCTAACTGATCGTAACGATTTAATAAAGCTACAGCTTCGGCTTTATCTTGCTCCGATAAAATATCAAAATCTTTGAAAGAAACCTCGTTCATAAGCGAGCTGGGCAGTTAGGTAGTGACGTAAAAAACCACCCAACTCTAAGCGTAAAACGCCTATGGGTAGTATTACATATACTTAAACTTCGTGCCATTGTTCGTTTTGGAAAAGCAGCGACTCAGCTTCTCTACGACGTATTAATCCTTGTAGAGTCTTACCGCCAGCTTTATTCCACCTGCGCATTTGTGCTGGCACTTCACTCTTTTTGTTATCGTTCAAAACCTTGAGCATAGTACTAGAATTTAAGTTTGAAGGGCCTAAATTAAATGTCCAAGAAACTAAGGCATCAAACTCGTATTGTTCAAGCGGCACTTCAACTGCTTTATTAACAGCCTCCTCAAAAACAGCTACGTCTTCTAGCAATAACGCATCGGCTCTTTGTTGTGATATTTCCATGCCCTCTTCTACACCGCTGGTTGAACCATAGCCTATTGTCCAAACGCCAGCAGCACATTGATAGCTTTCTAATTTACAGCCTTCAAATTTTTTAATTAAAGATAAACCTTCTTGTGATATTTCCATTTTATTATCCCCACTTTTTAGTTTTTTTACCGCCATCATAATCGACAGCAAGTTTTTCATTTTTGAGCAATTTAGCGATATTACCTTTTTTACAAAATACATCGCCTAATACTCTGCCATATTTATCTGTTCCATAAGATTTTATTGTTAAATCTCCAACTAACCATTCTTTTAGTTTTTGTTTTGCTAATAATCCAAGCTCTTTTTCTTTAGCTCTCTCTGGATATTTCTTTATGTTAATTCTACTTTCTGGTGTGTCAATACCAGCGATTCTCACAGCTTTGTTGTGAAGTTGCACTGAGAAGCCTAGATCTATAGTTTGTAAACGAATTGTATCTCCATCGGTTACAGATTTTAATTTGCATTTGTAAACAAAAGCATCTGGTGTTTTACTCATTGCTTCCTCCCTCTGTAGTCACTTTTCTATAATAAACAACGACGTCTTTGAGTTCGGATATGTAGCGTTTTATTTCTTGCATGTTGTAAGCCATAACCTCGTAATCTGGAACAGTCATGGCTAAAAACACTAACTCACCCTCTTGTTCTTCTATAACAGCAAATTGTTCCTCAAAATTTTCTGGTGTTATAGTAAGCCATCTGACCTCTTTAAGATCAATTTCTCTAGGCATGACTGGTTGTACAATGGTTCTTTCCATTGGTTTTGCAGTTACCTCTATTTGTTTAGTTGGTATTAGGCTGCAACTGCAAGCCATCATCGAGATCATCAACAGTAACGCTGATTTTTTCGATGTCCTCCATAATGTGTTTTGTTCCATTGTTAATTTTCCTCTGCATTTCTACAGGATCGCCAATAATTTTAGCACTTAACTGGTAGTTTCTTATAAATTCAGAATATCTATTCAGTTCTCTTTGGGCAGCTTGGCTTTTCATAGATAGCTCATTCATTTGTGTCGTTTGCAATTCAAAATCATTTTGCAATGTTTTTAATGCTTCTTCTTGCGTAGCGATAGCTCCCTCTAAAGCTAAGTTGTTGGCTTTTAATGTCGTGTTTTCGTTATATAACCAATAACAGGCCATACCTAAAACTAAAATAATACCTACAAAAACTTGTTGCACTATATGTCCTCAATAATATAGTTCAGACCAGATGAGCTTCTATACTCAATTAATTTATCGTTCTCATCTCTGAACTTTAGGTGCTTTTCTTTTTGCACTAAAATTTTTTTTGATGTGTAAGTTTTATCATCTGAGTCACCATATTCCTTATTAAACGAAACAGTAATTTTGTACCTGTTTTGAAATAAAGATATAAACCATTTAACAAATTTTTTTAAACTGTCCATATCTCTAATTTGTCTTTTTTACCCTTTACGCTAATAGGTTTTAGTAATTTTAATACAAGTTTACAATTTTTTGCAGTCTTGTGTCCAATCAATATATCTTCTCCGACTTCTTTTGTTGCACTTTCAAGTCTGGCTGCTGTATTGACAGGATCGCCAATAGCAGAATAGTCAAACCGAGTATCGCTACCCATATTACCAATTACGGCATACCCAGACTGACAACCTACGCCTACTTGGACTGGAGTAGTAAGTGTTTTATTAAGTTCAGCTATACCCTCTTGTATATCTATTGCAGCTTGGACTGCTTTTGTTTCATGGTCTTCTAAATCTAAGGGCGCTCCAAAAATAAACATCCCTGCATCCCCGATAAATTTATCTGTCATACCTCCAAGTTTTTGCACAGCATTTACCTGGACAGTTAAGGTTTGATTCATTATATCGGTCACTTCTTCTGGCGATAATTTTTCACTCAAAGCAGTAAAGCCACGAAGATCTGTAAAAAGATAAGTGCAATATTTTTTCTCGCCTCCAAGTTTTAATAAGTCTGGATTGTCTTGCAGCTGTTTAACTTGTCGTGGATCTAAATAATGTTCAAATTGTTTTTTAATTTCTAAACGCAATTTGTATTGTTCTCGGAAGCGCATATAGAAAACTACGCCACTCATGACCATTTCTGATACAAAAGTCCAAGAAAAGTCCAATAAAATGCCGTTTTTAATGCTAAAAACTCCTAAGACGCCCGTAGAGGCAACAAAAATTGCTCCCAAGGCCAAACCCTTAGTCATGTTGAGATATGCAAGTACCAGCGAAATGGTAAGCACAAAAATCGTGAAAATCAAAATTTCGGCTGCAATCGCCCAATCGGGAATATAAGGTGAGTTTTCTAACAAAATTGACTCAGATAATGCAGCTTGAATTTTGTGTGGCTCAAGTAATCCAACTGGCGTTGCAACTTGTGGCATGATTCCTGCGGCATCTACTCCTACAAAAACATATTTGCCGCTGACATCCATTTCTTTTAATGTGGTTTCTGGTGTTTTTACCCAGGACACCCATTTTCTACCCAAGCGGTCTACATCAACAGGTGGTAAACCTTGCACAGTAATTTGTTGTATTCCATTTTCGTCGCCTTTGATTATGTAGGTTTTTGCTCCTACTA